GATAGAATCAGCCGATTCCTTCTTGTCAACTAACTCTTCCTCAGAGGGCAAGGCTGCTACATAATTATCAACCAGCTTTTCAAGCTTCTTCTTCAAAGCCGCTGGGATGTAATGTCTACGCTTCCCGCTCTCGAGTACAAAGTCGTCGTCCTCGAACTGACTCCACTTCTTACCTCTCCTTTTCGCAGCATTCTTAATCATGTCGCTAAAGGACTCAGCATACCCTTGGTCATCCCTGTGCTCTCCTCTCATTCTTCGTTCTCTGGCATCTTCTTCGTCTTCTTCCCTAAGCTTAGCAAGATCTCTGGCACGTTTGTCGTCGTTGTCGAGAGCTGGCGCGCTTTCGGTTTGTAGGCCGTCGAGGATAGGTTTGAAAGCTCTAGCCCGTTCGTCGTATAGTTTTCTAACTTCTGGTATAAAGTAAGGAATCTGTGCGACGTTTCGGGAAAATTTAGTTGCCCCACCCAAGTGAATTGCAACGACCTTCCCCTTCTGCAAAACGCAAAAGCCTGAGTCACCTCCTGAGGTATTCGATGCCGTGAGGATAAGGGTTGGATCAGGGACCAGTCCGTATTGCGTCTCGTAAAAATCAGGACGGACGAACTGTTCAGTGTAGGTCCCATCATCACGTCGATGAAAAATCTGAACGTTTGTTTGTTGGTTGTACATACCCCACTTGAGTCCCTTGACTCCGAATACGCTGCCGATACCACTATTTCTAGCAATTGCTGTGTCGAATTGGGTACCGCCGATATTCTTAACCTGCACATCAAAGTTGACCTTAAGTAATCGTTCCACCCCTGGAACCCCGACACGAATATCGGCGATTCTATGTAATTCATGGATGGTACAATAGGCGTCATTGTCGACCAAAAACCCGTGGCCAAGCAGTGCGTATCGGTCGGCTTCGGTGCCGAGTCTACCGTAAACGATGAACGTTCCCTTAGGGATACCTCCTCCGAGTGGATAAACATGGTCGTCTCCAAAGGCTCCTTCCGGCCTGTCAACGTGTCCAGTGCTATGCACCCGTTCAATGCTTGGGTCAACAAAGACATTCTTACTGAGGACGTTATCGATCTTATTCAACTTATAGACCTGCTCATTAACAGAAGTAGGAACGACTATATGAACTTTTGGGCAAAACAACCAGATCACCGACGCCCTATAGAAGGCCGCGCAGTTCGTAATGGTCCAAATAAGATTCTCTGCAATCCAATACAAACACTTGGCAAAAGCACAAGTAATGCAAAGATAAAATACAAGCTCAATCCACGTAGTTCCGTTTGGTTCAAGAACGTGTTGTTCGAACTCACGCGCAACATAGATCGTGCCTGACAAGATAGTCTTAATCAAGTCGTAGGTCTGAAAAATGGCGTTGGCCAACAGGTACAAGAGCGCTGACACCAAAGTATTAACAATGGTGCGCGTCGTCTGATTATACCCGATAAGATTTCCCATCGTTTGTTGTATTAACCGTATACGTCAAGTAAGGCGTTCTCTCTGAATTATAACCCGACGAAAGAAACTTCAGGAATTCTACAGTGAACCTTAGCAAAAGTCCCAAAAAGCAACCTAAGCACCAGCAACTGCACAAAAAGACAGTCCAATAAAATATTGTAAAAATCACAAAAATTAGCTTGTCTTTGAGGTTTAAACCTACAAAAATAGCTCTATCTCGCTCCAACTGTCTTTG